TCACAATTCAACGTAGCCATTACCTCTATCATCAAGGTATTTATCTGTCATTCTCATAGATTTGTGGCCAAGTATTTTCTTTGCAAACTCAGCACTTTTTTCTTCTTCATATAATCTTGCAGATAAACTTCTAATTTCATGAAATGTTGGTTTATTTTCCAAATACTCAGGTAGGGCTTCGATAAACTTACCTCTTAATGTTTTTGCTGTGGTATTGCCACAGATTTTATCTGAGTTCCTATTCATGAGATTTAAAACATCTTTAATAGAATAACCAATAGGCTCAAGTCTTAATGAGAGTGGTATTGCTACTTTAGAACCTGTTTTTATTTGGGTGACATACAGCCTATCATTTTTTATATCATCCCACTTCATATTGATAATATCGCTAATGCGCTGAGCTGTAAGGACCGCTAGTAGAAACATATGCCTATATTTGTCATTTGTGTGCTCCAAGGCGTATTTAAACTCTTCTAGCGATAACCTTGATCGCTGAACGCTTGTTTTTGGCGGCTTTGTCACGGAAACGGGATTTTCCTTTATCACACCATCCGCAATGGCTTCATTAAAAGCATCTAGCATAGTGGACCTTAGTAATTTTGCCATTGCCTTTTTAGGGTACTCTGAAATAAATGTGGCTACATCTCTTGGTGTTACATTCTCAATTGGACAGTCATTAAAGTGTAATTTGATTAACTTTATTCTTGATTCGTAATCGTAGAGCGTCTTCTCTTTTAACCCCCTGCTGTTTACCTTCCCCCTATAAGTATCAAGCCACTCATGCAATGTTACACAGTGAACATTATTAATTCTGTCAACTAATGGCTCTTTAGGTTTATAAATAGCCAAATTGGCTTGTATGGCTTCGGTTATTGCTAATGATTTGTTTGAGCCAACAGAAAATTCCTTTTTAGTTCTTACATCCCTGTAATAGTAAATCCCTTTACGCAAATACAAGTTAGGCGGTAAACCCTTGTTCTTTGCACTTCTGCTTCTGCCCATTAATTTTCTCCATTAAATATTGCGGTTCCCTTACCATTTTGTCATTTGTTAGAATTGTCCACTGCTCTAACTCATATTCTCTACCAACCTTTTCTGGAGCAGGGTATAACCTACCTTCCTTTATATAGCGAGATAATTGCCGTTGACTTCTAGGGTTAGCGAAATATTTATTATTCCATTCTGATAATGTAATTCGTTTCATTGATTATTCTCCGTATCCTTCATCATTAAAAAACTTCCATAGCGCCACGGTATGGGTTTTTATTTACTGACATGAAGTCATAATCAAGGCAGTCAGCTGTCCATTTATTAGAATGGTACATTGGTGATAACCCTATTTTATTTTCAATAATAATCGGCATTGCGTCTGATGGGTTATTGCATGGGTCGTATATTTCATCATTGACAGTTACATGCCCGAATAGGCTGGATTCCACTTCGTACTCATCGCTAATGAATATCAATTCATAGACCTTTTTATTAATCTCGAAGTCAGAGAGTTCGGTGTATTTATTCATTATCATCTCCTAGTATTTCATTAATAGTATTTCATTAATAGTATTTCTGATGTCAATTAAGTCTTGTTTTGACACATCTATATTCCAAGATGGAGTATTTAAAACAAAGCAATCTTTTGTTGTAGGTTCAATCTCAATACAATCTTTGTAATTTTCTAAGCTAGCATAATATTTATCTTTCATTCCATACCTCTCCACAAACAACTTTAACATTCCTTACTGACATTAAATATTCAGCACGTTTATTGTATTCCGATTGCGTGTATATATCTTCCGTTACAGGTACAGTAGAACCCTGTATTAGCATGAGTAATACATATCCGATTATTTGCATGGTTATTTACTTTTGAATTAAATCAGCGCGAATATATAACGTGTCAGTTGGATGAATTTTATCTGCACACCAAGTTACATCATCACTACGTAAATTAACTGGAAATTCAGGTTTATTTATCTCCTCTGGCTCGGGGTCAATCTGTAGCCATATTAATTCTGGTGCGGTAGGGCAATTAATACTTTCTGGTAAGTTATTAATTAAGCTCTCTCGTGATGCTTGCCAGCTAATCCACATTAAATCTACATATTGGTCAGCGTAATTTAATCCGTTATTTGCTGTTTCAAATTTATTATTTATTTCCGCATCATCCATGTGAAACTTAATAAACTCTTCAAACTGCTGCCTTGATTTATCCATCACTCCACCTTTTAATATTTGCAATTGCTAATTCCATTTTATGACGCGCTGATGAATTAGAAGAGTGAACAATAATTTCAGGTGCTTTAAATCCATTTAAATAAACCTGTTCCTCTATCCATAATAAAACGTCGTATCCTGTGCCGCGCTCATCATCACCTAAATCATGGTCTAGGCTAATTAACTCAACCTCGCCAGTTTCAAGTAATTTAATGGCTTCATCGGGCCAGTAAACACGCACAAATCCCTCTGGCGTTTTACGTTCGTCGTCGAGATAGACTTTCATCACTCCACCTTTCTATATCCAGCTTTATATAAGCGTTCGGCGTACATATAAGCAGTAGCCATACCTAAATCAATTAATCCTTTATTACCAGCAGAAATAACAGCTGCGATACGTTCTATTTCTTTTTTAGCTATATGCTTACGCTTTTCATCTGCCATTTCTTTCGCTAAATCTGAGCAATCGAAGCAGATATTTACCGCCTGACCTTGTATTAAATTATCTTTTCCGACATGGCCACCACAAAGATTGCAAACATTCTTAGGGTCTGGTTCTGGTAATGTAAATTTCATAAATTGCCCATAATGTGTAAAACTGTTCATATTCATTCCTCTTCATTGCATCCCTGCGAGTTGTCGTCATCAATCAGTTCAGCCTTTAGCTTCATGATCTTTCCATCTTCTCTATGCCAATTTATTTCCCCGCCTTCAGCAATTACTAATTGCCAGACCATTTGTGCGGCTTCATTTGTCACATCTCTTTCATCGTTACCAACTCTGACCAAGAGACCATCGCCGACGACTTTCATTTTTGCTAAGCTTATTTTTTTAGTTAAAGGTGAGAAGCCCAGTCTTAATCTAGCAGCGTTCGCCATTATTGAATCCTCTTCTGTTTAGTTGTTGGAGGTATCTATCTCCTGTTTGCATCCTTGCACTGAGCCCTATAATTAAACGTATGGCTTAATATCAAATTGCTTGAACCATTCTTTTATTTCGGCGTATTGTTCATAACTAATTCCAATATCTTCCCTCCATTCTTCAAATGAATTTCGGGCGGCGTCTTTAGTTAAATAATAAATAAAATCCTGCAATTTCTCAGGTGTGTTCATAGTTATATCCTTTGGTTAAATCACATAAATAGCGTGTCGTGGGTAGGGGAGTCCGATAGGGGCGAAAGGTATAGGATCATCCCAATCTTGAGGTGGCTCACTTTGTGGTGTTTGATTACTCGATGCTTGTTTTGGCGCTTGCGGTTGCTGAGGTTGTCCCCATCCTTGATTCTGCTGTGGTTTCTGGCTTCCTGCCTGATTACCACCGTTACCACCAAAATCTAATTGATCAACGATAATTACCGGCGCTGATTTTTTCTCACCGTTCTGGCTTGTCCATTCTTCCATGACGAACTCACCAGTAACAGTAACCTTTATTCCCTTGGTTAGATGCGGAGGTAGCTTTTCAGCTTTAGGGCCAAACATCTTGCAGATAACCCAAGATATTTTTTCGTGTTCTCCGTAACCTTGTTTCACTGGCAAACTAAAAGATGCAACCGCTTTACCATTTGGCGTCCATCGCTGTTCGCAATCTTTACCTAAGTTTCCACTTGCCGTTATTGTGTTAATTGCCATATACACTCCATTGATTGCCAAATTGAATACCTAACTTGTTTAATCCCTGATCCATCACCTCAATGAACTCAGGTACTAACTCGTCAAATTCTTTCATCATTTTTTCGTCACGCTCAACAGGGAAATATGCTATTTCTTTTCCTGCAGGCATTCGTGGGTCAAAATTTGCAAAATGCCAGATATCCTTACCTGTAACCCACATGGAATATTGAACTTGAGCCACATATTCCTTTTTCATTGCATCGATTCCATTCAATGCTAAGTCTATAAATACGTCCGTGTTATTAGGGCATTTAAGCTCTAATCCAGAGCCATCACTGCAAATGCCGTCTGGTGAGCAAGCCATCCGTAGTTGCTCATCTTTAAATATTATTGGCACTTCCTTTGCCGTTAATCCGGTGTAAAACTCGAATGTCATCCTTGCTTCTAATTCGTAGTTTTTACCCCATTCCAGCGTCCTTGCTGATACTTCCTTGTAAACTCCTGTACAGACTTCACCAATAAGGGTGTTTAAATATGTTTTCTTTGTGTCTGTCCATTTTTTCCCTGACTTTGGCTTAGAGATAACCTTCCATGCCTCAGAGGCAGTTACTACACCGAGCCTGATAGACATCCATTCTTCGCTTCCTTGCTCTACTTTGGTTAAATCGATGCCTGTTTTGCTTAGAATGATGTCATTACTAATCATTTCCCTTCTGCCTTTTTCCTTAGCATGTCGATAATGGTATTGGCTTCAAATGCGGTTAATTGCTCTGGATGGGATATTTGATGGTTGAATTTTTTACTAATGAATGTGAAGAATGCGTCACTCCATTCGCCATTAACTTTAAGCATCAAGTCCGTGATAGCTTTTAGTTGATCCTCGCTTGCTGGCGTTATGTCCTTTGGTTCTTGTTGCTCGTTTCCAAAATCAATACCTTCTCCAGCCTCAGTATTAACATAGTCAATAGCCTTATCTAAACGTTCTCTTCGAGGCCAGTATTTAGCAGCCTGTTTCACCACTGTTTTTAAGATCATCTGTTCTTCATCAGTTACCCAAGGGCATGATTTTCTCTTTGATATCCAAGCTTTCCATGCAGTTGATCTGTCACGTATTGCGTAAATATCAGCAATAGCCATTGTGTGAGTTAGATAGTCTCCATCTTCTGTTTTTACTACTGTGTAAGCGCCAACAATCTCACCTCTCTGCTCCTGAGTAGCAAAGGCGTTGTATTCGTGGCGAGGTGCGGTATCTATTGATGTAAGTTGGAAATTATCATTTTGTCGAACAATGCTTGATTGACACCACTTAATAGCCTGTGATTGTTGAGCAATATGCATCAATCCCATGTAACTGATATCGAGACATACTTTCTTGTCTCTAGGAACTAGGTAAGCCAACTTTTGCGCTGGGTTTAAACTAATTCCGATAGCTGAGACATTCATGATCGCACTACGAACTGACACAAGATTATTAACTGCAACATTTGCCAGATAATCATTGTTAGCGAATATTTGCATGGCAAATTCAGATTCCCTTTTGAATGCAATGCTTGGCTCGCTACACACTTGTTCGAACTCATTTTTAAGAGGATTTACAACCTCATATATTTTTTGAACTGCATTTGTCACGACATCCTCCTACGTTCCTGATAGTTCTTTAACTCCTTATAAAGACCATCAATTGTCATATCGAAAACGCTGTCACTCCATTGATTGGTGATATCCTTTGGTAATCCATCAACCACATTAAATGCGACATTGCTTAACTCAGCGTCCTTTGCATCAATCCATGATGCTTCTTCTTGTTTGCGCTCTTCCCTTGCGTCAAGTTCATGGTAAGGATTCACGCAACCCTCCTTAGCAGAGCCAGCTTAGAAATAGGGGCGTCCTTGCTTGCTTCATTGACAATCCTGTCAAACTCTTCCTTGTCGAACTGCATAATCCATTGCAGGGCTTCCACGGGGTCAATTTCCGTTAATTTAGCCAGCTCAGCGAAACTTCCTGCCTCAATACTGAGTTGGCTATTGTCGTCAAATTCCATGACTGTTTTGCCGTCTACTACCCGAGTTCCGTTCGAGTAGCTGTATGAAATTTGCATAATCACCTCAACTTACAAATGTCGGTATTACGCCAACGGTTGTTACAATGACCACAGCTAAACTGAATAACCATGGGCTTGTACGTTTATTTTTACGTGCTTGAGGCGTAGTGATACGCACCACCATGCCGTCACGCATAGCGCTGTAATAGTTAGTTTTCATGGTGACCCCGTTAGATGAGAGATAAGGCGGTTATCTGGTGTTGGCGAAGTGAAGGTGTATTAATTTATTTTTAATGATTTGAATTTTATTAGTGTGTTTTTTTATTGAGTAATGTATTTATAATCGCTTTTTCAAATGATGATTTAATTGAATTTTCTCCAACTAAATTATCTGAGAAGTTATTTAGTAATAATTCTAATTCTGGAGTTTCTTCATGAACGTATATTTTTGTTTTTACTTCAACATGTGGTGATTTAATTCCATGTTCTAAAGTTAATTTTACGTTAATAACGACACTGGTTTTTTGTTTCATCATTTTTATTTCCTTTTAATGAATATAATTAATTACGAAATGTCTTGTTTATATATCTAAATATAGGGTGGGTTACTGCTGAACGAGGGATGTCATACTCCCTCCGTTATTAACTAAACACGATGCTAATTATCAAGCTTGAGTTTTTGAATTAAGTTACTCACTGTGGTATCTACTGCTTCCTGATCGATGGTGTCGAATAGCTTGTTGCGTGCTTCTTCCGCTTTATTACAGCCTTCCTCATCATCGTCGTCGTAATCTATCCATAATCCAAAATCGACCTCGAAAAGTTTCTCTGGCCAGCAATATTGCATCCCGATTTTTGACTCATCGGCGTTATGAGCTTTCTTGATTAGAATCTGACGCCCGTGTGACTCAAACTCCTTAAACCATATTTCCATCTCTATCTCCTATCTATTAATCAACTCACCACAGCCCGCAGAATGGACTGTAATTAGTTAACTGTGCCTGCTTTTAACCACATCAGGCGAGGTGGTTCTTACATTCCCCAACATAAGAAATCTGTGTATAATTCAATCACCCCAACATAATTAAAAGGATTGAATTAATGAGTAATAGAGTTATCTCTGATGACAACCCTGTTAAACGAGTTGCTTTTGATATGGCGCTGGCGTTGGCAGCAAAACAAGAGTCCATCAAAACTCCAGAGCAATTAATGGCGGAAATTGAATCGCTTTATCCTGAGTGTTTAGAAGTAGCTAAGAAACAATACAAAAAAGAGGCTCCACCTCCTGTTGGTTTTTTTACAAAAAAACGTTAAGTATCTAATGCTGCAAGGGCTGTTTTTAGTATGGCTCTTGCTATTGAGTTTGAGTTGAAATTATCATCGTTAGAGTATGGTTTAATTTCATTTCTTATTTTTAGCATCACCTCATTAGCTATTTTTATAATATGAAAAGTACTTAACTCACCACTTTCTTTAAACTCTTTAATTGCTTGCTCAATTTCAGTTTCATTATTCATAATATCTCCTATCTCGCCGTAACCCCGAACTCACTGCTCGGCTGTTTTGTTTTAACTCCTGAAAATACTGCTACATTAGGTAAGCAACAGTTATCTCCACTTGGATAATGCTTTGTTGGTTTGAGAGAGAGAACAGGGCGTTCTGGTTTCTCTTTCACTGAGTTAGCTTTAGCAATCTCTTCTTCTTTCAGTTTGTTAGCTCTGAAAGATGCATATCTAGCATATTGCCTAGCCTTGAATGAGTTACTGTTAACTTTCTTAACGCTAACTGGTGTTGGATTGCCTTTAAATTTCTTTGGTGGTTGATAGTAAATTTCCACATAACCTCCGTTATTCTTTTACTTACCATAGGTCACTCATTGAATGACCTATAATTAGTATTCTTGCGCTTACATACCTAACATCTGCCAGTGTTGCCTATTCCCATCTGTAATCACTCTCGTGCAGTAGTAACATTCTCACTAGCCAGATCGTGCCTAGTGATACGTCGCATTTTTGCGTAAGGGTCTAAACAGGGTAGGTATGCTGTTCCGACTTTCCAAATTATTAAAGAACATTAGGCTGTATTTCATGTTGCTTGCCTTTGATGAGTTATATTTAAAACTATAGTTGTTTTATTGTCAACAACCAAAGTTGTTTGTAGTTGTGTTTTTATATTAGCTTGGTTTTATTTGGTTGTTTTTGTTGGTAATTTATTTTCAAAAAAATCTCAGATTGGAATGTAGGTCACTTATTTGGAGGGGAGAGGGCACAAAAAAGCCCTCGCAGAGAGGGCTGGGGTGAGTAGGTAGTTATTTTCTAAATTGCAATCCTTGCTTTAGGTCATTCATCCAACTGTTTTGAATGTGCCCGTCATGCTGTAATCTTCCGATGACTATTCCAGGGTGAATGCCTATTGCCCTAGAGAACTGAATAACTGCTTCTCGACTTTTAAGATCAGGTAAACAATTGTTATATTTTTCTGGTATTAAAAAGTTTCCCGCCCACTCATTAGCTTCTATCTCATATTTATCTTGAGACCTTGTAGCGTTAGGATCGTCTAGAAAAATTGATTTTTTATCTTCTTTTGTATCAGAGTGAAGCAAGATGTGAGCCGCCTCATGAAAGAAAGTGAACCAAAATTTATCATTAGACTTACCGTAAAGAGAAAGCTGAATGAGTGGTCTAGATGGGTTAATCCATCTAGCAACACCGCTTACATGTGATCTAGGCATAGCTGGAACAAGCACTAAAATAACACCAGACTCAAGCAGCAACCTTCTCATTCTTGGTTCGAAAACTTCAGCATCTTCTGTAGTTAATGCACGAATTTCTTTTAAAGCTTTTTCGAACTTACTTTTATTAAACTTTGGAGCTTCTATTGATTCAGACTCCATCTCACCAATTCTTAACCATGATGAGATTGCTCCTACATCACATTGTTCTTCTCTGCTTCTTCGAAATGAAACTTGCATTCCGCCATATATACTCCTCCACTCATCTGGCGATGCAACCCCAAAGAACTTAAGGCAGGACTCAACTATTTGTGATTTATGTTTTTTAATTATTCTTAACTTTTCTATGGCACCGCAGTTCATTAAGTCCTTAACAGGGACTTCCTCTAACCATGGTTCCCATAAAGAATTCCTATTTGCCGCTTCAATTCTGGATTTATGGGCTTGATAATTAGCCTCTCTTGATAACCAGAAATCTACAGATCCACCTAGTACTCTTTCCAGCTTCTCAGCTGTTTCTTTAGTAAGAGATGCCTTTCCATTTGCCAGCAGGCTCAAATGCTTCTCGCTAAATCCTAAGCGTTTAGCAAGCTCAGATTGAGACCATCCGCGCTCTTCAGAAATATCAAGTATGGTTTCGCCAGGTGGGGAGACCCAGTCCGGCGCGAAACTAGCACTCAGATTAGTCATGATAATCCCCTATAAACTCAATACAAATAATGGTTACTCTACCCCAATCTATGCCACCATCTGGCTTTGTTGGGCATGGGTCATTGGATGGGCTAAAAACTAGTCTATAGCCACCGTGAAGATTAAGAGCAAACTGACCGTCACGATCCCCTTTTAGAGGGTGAGGGTTTCCTGCAACCAAATCAGTAACTCTACTGGCAGATTCTAAATCACTTATTCTTGCTCTCAATTTTTTAGCGCAAAGGGAGCCTAGTTTTCTTTCCGCTTCCTTTTGCTGCTCGCAAATTTTTTTTACCCTGCTATTTTCAAATAAAATTTCCAAGACGCCATTATCCTATCATTCTTTACCGATTTGGTAAATTAATTTATATCTTGAGCTATTGATATGATTTTACTCCACACCCTAAAACGTGTCGTCAGGCCATTGGGTTAGCCGTGGAATTTATAAGTAATAGACTGGCTAACTAGCACCTTAGCGCATATATAAAGCCCATTAATAGCATCTTCGTTTAGATACCAAGTTTCATATCTAGGGTTGTCAGATATAACTGCTAGGCGCTTATACTGTTTCTGCAATCGCTTTATGTAGAGCTGATTATCCAATACGAACACATAAATTCCGTCACCATCAAAAAAGTTTGTGGTTATATCTACGAATATCTGATCTCTAGGTTCGAACGTTTCTGCCATAGAGTCACCTTTTACAGTGATCATCTTTATCGTATTTGAAGGTCTTCCACCGAATAATCTTTTTGCTTCATCCGCTGAATACTCAATAGCCGTGATAGTCTCTATAAAATCATCGATAACCATCACGCCAGCACCTGCACTCGCTTCTACGTCTAGTATTTCAACCTTATAAGCATTACTAATACCACCCCCTTCATCCGAGTGCGTACCAGTACTTATGTTGCTGACTTCCGAACTATGGATAACAGGAATAGTTGGCTCTTCGCCATTACCAGACGACAACCATTCAGGAGAGACCTTCAGAACTTTAGCTATTTCTATTAATTTTGTTGAATTTTGTGCATTTCCAACCTCAATCTTTTGAATTGCAGCCTGTGATATACCAACAGCCTCGCCTAGTTCTTTTTGAGATAAGCCCGACAATTTACGAGCTTTTTTTAATCGTTGTGCAAGAGTAGTTTTCATAGTCTTAAATATACAACCGCAGTTGTTGGCATTCAAACAAATATAGTTGTTGATTAAAAACAACTAAGGTTTTATTATATGTAAAATAAACAACGGAGGTTTTTTATGAACGAAGCAATTAAAACCGCCATTGATATTGTAGGGACACAAAAAAAACTAGGTGAAGCATGTGGCATAACACAGCAAGCAGTTTTTAAGTGGCTACATAACAAGGCAAAAGTATCACCTGAGCATATCCCATTAATTGTTAAAGCTACAAACGGTCAAGTTAAAGGAAAAGATATTCGCCCTGACTTACCGCACTTATGGGATTTGGGTAATAAATACTGGTAACACAATCGCTCTTTAAAAATTCATGCAGTGCCTTTTGACTTCAATCGGCAAATTATTATCAACAATCCGCTCATATGGAATGAGCCACGGATCATTACTGCTGTTCCCAATATGGGAAGTAATCTAAGAAGGAATTTAACAAATGGAATACGGAAACACATGCAAAACAGTTCGTGACAAACGAGCTATTGAATTTAGAACACGCCACTTAGTAAGTAGCGCACTTCAAATATTACGTGATGGGGATCAGCGAGAAATTGCACAAGCCACATCACGCTCAGACTCGACTATCTCAAGAAGAATCCAATCTATTGATGGTGTATGCGAAATGCTTGCCACACGTCGTGTAATTGGTTTTGTGAGGGAAGGAGAACGAAAAATCTCAGAAGAAGAGTACCGATTTTTGTGGAAACAAATGGGTGAACTTTCTCAAATGAAAATAAAAGAAAACGCCTCGATTGCGGCAACAAACGAGGCGTGTTGTTCAATGGAATTCACCATTTAACGTACAAATACACTGTATCAATAACCAGTATTAAAGGGAAGCTGATTTTGAGCTTTCTTTTTGCTGATACAGCTTAGGAATGGAGAAATTATACCATGAGACAAAGAATAAATCATGAATTTAATAGCTGTGATGAGCATAAAAACATCATGAGAAATAGGCTATTACAAGAAATAACCCCACTGGGTTGTCAGCGTTTAAAGGAAGCATTGAAAGACGCAAAATTAAGGAAAGCACATCGGGATAAGTTATTAGGAGAGCGAAAATGAGTATGCTTCTAATGGCAAAAGCCATGCAATTACAGGTGGGGAGTACAGCACAAAAAATGGTGCTACTGAAACTTGCCGATAATGCCAATGATAAAGGTGAGTGCTTTCCTTCTTATGAGACTATTGCACGTCATTGCGAAATTAGCCGTCAAAGTGCGATAAACCACATTAAAAGTTTATGTAAAAAAGGGTTTGTTCGTAAAGTTACGCGAAAAACAGATAAGGGGCATACTTCCAATTTATATATTCTGGATTTGGAGGCTAAATCTCTTGATGACGGTAGTCAAAATACAGTACCACCTAGTCAAAATTCTGTACCAGAGGTAGTCAAAGAATTTGACCACGGTAGTCAAACGGTTGGACTAGGGGGTAGTCAAAAAATTTTACCCAGAACCAGTCAGTCTTTTAACCAGTCAATTAACCCTAAAAAATTATCGTCTGACGACTCGAAACCTGCAAAGCAGATTTCAATTAATCGGCAAGCTAACATTCCTTATCAGGAAATTATGCAAGCCTTCAACGAATCGGCAGGGGATAGATTACCCAATGCCGAATCACTGAATGACAAACGCAAACGAGCAATATCCAAATTCCTGAAAGAGCTCAAAGAACCCACAGTTGAATCAGCTAAAAATTATTTTGATTATTTTATGGAAACGGCGAGTGCTTGGTATTTCGGCGAAAATAATCGAGGTTGGCGAGCAAATTTTGATTATTTACTCAGACCTGAAACGGTACTCAAAACAAGGGAAGGAGCACTGTGATGAACCAAGTTCCGAATAATTTAATGGCGGAACAAAATGTTATTGGAGGACTACTGCTTGACCCGCAAAGTGATAATGCGCAATCAATTTTTTCACTGCTAAAACCTGAAGATTTTTATACCCGACACCATCAAATTATCTATCTCACTCTGCGAGAAATGTATACCCAACGTATGCCAATAGACATCATGACGGTGACGGATTATCTGGAGTCAAAAGGGCGAATTAATCAATCAGGTGGTTTTGCCTATCTTGCTGAGATGGCAAGAGAAACACCGAGTATTGCTAACATTATGGCTTATGCGAAAAAAATCCGAGAGTGTTCCGCACAGCGTTTTGTTATCGAAAAGACGGTTGAAATTCAAAAACTCATGATGGTGCCAAGTGAGTTAAGTTTTACGGATAAAATTGAACAAGCACAACGCTTGCTTGATGAAGCCACTTCGTTTGGAAAAATGGGAAAAAAAACAGGGTTGCGCCGAATTGATGATGTGTTGGATGATGTTTTTACCGACATTTGTGACCGACAAGATAACCCAGAGAAACATCGAGGATTAAAAACGGGATTTAAAGATTTTGACCGCCTATTAAGCCCGAAACAGATTGTTATCGGTTCACTGTTCGTAATTGGTGCTCGCCCTAAGATGGGGAAAACAACCGTTCTCACTGAAATGGCAAAAAATGTCTCACAACAAGGTAAGCCTGTATTGCTGTTCAGCATGGAAATGACGGATAAACAGCTTGTTGAACGGACACTAGCCCAACAAACCCAGATTAATTCAGATAAATTTTACCAAAAGTTAGAGGAGCATGAATGGGATAGGCTTTGCAGTGCCATCGGTCGCCTTAAAGATGAGCCCAATATTTGGGTGGATGATACACCTGGCATGTCCTTACAACACATTCGTTCTGAAAGTCGGAAAATCAAACGCAAAGTCGGTGATATTGGGTTTATTGGTGTCGATTACCTCACTCTGATGCAAGCGGGAAAAGCTGACCGTAATGATATTGCCTATGGTGAAATCACTAAGGGGCTAAAAATATTGGCAAAAGAGCTCAATACGGTGGTTGTGTTGCTTGTACAACTGAATCGGGGATTAGAAAACAGGGCTGACAAACGTCCCGTACCAAGTGATTCAAGAGACACAGGACAAATCGAGCAAGATTGTGATTATTGGTTAGGCATTTATCGTGATGCGGTGTACCACGATAATGCGGATGAAACGCTGACCGAGATGATTTTAAGGCTCAATCGACACGGTAAAACAGGCACCGTGTATGTTGATCAACAAGGATTGAGTATTACACCGGTTGATCAATATATGGCTGCTTATCGCGCTCAACCGAAACGAGAGCCTAAAAGGTATTGTGAAAAATCGTTTTAACTCATGAAAGTAAAAAGGAGACCTCGTGACAGATGATATTTGTCTCCATAAATCCAATCTCAATAGTATTTTCAAAGTGCTCTCCGAAATCGTGACAACAGGTAAACGCTATCGCATCAAAATCACCGAGTGGCGTGATTTAAGAACCATACCAATGAATAAAACATGGCGTATGTGGATGGAAACCACAGGCGAGTGGTTACGTGCACGTGGCGTTGTTATCGATATTAAAAATGGTGTTGGTGAAATCGTTTTATCAAAGCCCATCACTAATGAGGAAACTCATGAATATTTCGTTGGACATTGGCTAGGGCGCAATGAAAACGGTGAGCGTGAAAAAACCAGCAAGATGGATAAAGCAAGGATGCTTTACATGATGGAGAAACATGAACAATGGTGCATTGAGAAGGGAATTCCGATCATCATTCCTCGTAATTCTGAATATATTAGTTTGAAAAGAAAGCAAGAAGAATAGGAAATAGTGATGATTATTTCAGTTAATAACATGATCGTTTTTATTTTAAAGTGATAAAAAATAGTAATCAGGAGGCTCATGATGAATTTACGCAATGAGGCAAAAGGGCGTGAATGTCAGATTAGAATACCTTCAGTTTGTAATGGTAACTCTGAAACGGTTGTTTTAGCCCATTACAGAATGTCAGGTCTTTGTGGCGTCGGAATAAAATCGCATGACTTATTTGGCGCTTGGGCTTGTAGTGCATGTCACGATGAAGTTGATAGACGGACACGATTTACGGATATGGAGTATGCAAAACAATGTCATCTAGAAGGTGTTTTGAGAACGCAAGCCATATTGATCCAAGAAGGGAAGTTGAACGTGTGAAGGTCTTTAATATCGAACCAGTACCTAAACCAAGGATGACTCAGGCTGATAAATGGAAAAAACGTCCCCCAGTTTTAAAGTATTTTGCGTTTAAGGACGAAGTAAAGTTAAACAAAATCACCCTACCTGAATCACATTACCACATTACATTCATTCTACCCATGCCGAAGAGTTGGAGTAAAACTAAACGCTCCGAAATGAACGGTAAACCCCATCAACAAAAACCGGATAAAGATAATCTCGAAAAAGCATTACTTGATGCTATTTTTGACGATGATTCACGTGTATGGGATGGGCGGGTAACAAAAGTGTGGGGAAAAAGGGGGCAGATAATTATCCAAGAGGTGCGATAGTGAATATTGAGTGGATACGCGAGCGAGTAAGTACAGCGTTGATGAATGTTTGTATTATAGAAAATGGGCCGTTAAGTGCCATGGAGGAACAAGCAATACTTGTAACCGATAGGTTTAAAAGAAACCCAATACGCTATGCGGGTGAAAGAAAGTCTCGATACAGACTCCCCTCACATCCACTCAAAATTAAGCAAAAACATGCCAAAGGAAAATCAAAACCATTAATTAATGAAGTTACTTATCGCACTTCATCATGGCGCAGAGGTATTCATCAATTGCCTAACGAAATGCGCTTATGGTTACTCTATTGCTATGGTGATTATCAATATTATCGTGAGCAAATACTCATTGTTCCCTATATTTGGCATGAGTTTCAGCGATTAAATAGTAAAAAAAGGATAACGAAAAAAGTTAAGCAACGACTTCAATCTCTTACCTTACTAGCCATTCAGGCGGTAAAAGCAGAAATTAATCAAACAGCAAAAAAATATACGGATGTTAAGCTCGCTGAATTGTTGGGCGTCAGTGCTGATGCTTGGCGAAAGAGCTATAAACTGTATTGGATTTGTTTATTAGATTGTTGCTATCAATTAGATAGAGATTCGCTATTCAAAATTAGCGCTTTAAGCTGATTAAAAAAGTTGCAAAACTCCGTTTTTTTCTATAAATTAAATGCAATATTTATATAATATTATAAATGTAAGTATTTCAAACCTCGCTTCGGCGGGGTTTTGTTTTTTTTAAAATATATTTATAATTATTAATTAAAAAATTTGTTGGAAGTTTTTCGTTTTCATTGATTGTTTGTTTATATTTAAGATGAAATTTATTGTTATCCTATAAGAATAAACCTGCAGTGTTTAACTAATAATTAAAATAATAAACAGGTATTCTTATCTCTACTATACTCATAATATTCAATTTATAGAGCGAGTATATATAATGATTGATTTGTTTAAGTTAACGAAAAAAAGTTCTAGGCATATTGGTATAGCAATATATGTTGGTATTATAGCGGGTATCTTTTCAGCTTTAGTTAAATCTGGTTTTGAAGACCTAATTCCCCCGAGAACACTTGAAACGACACCCCCGCCAGTCGTCTTACTCGAAAAGCTTGGATTAAATATAGATACTATGACTTATCATTGGATGGGATATAGTATTAATTGGGGCGGTAATGGTGTTCATATATTATTCTCAATAGTTATCGCTGTGACATATTGTGTTATTGCTGAATTCTTGCCAAAGGTTAAATTATTACACGGTATTTGTTTTGGTATTGGCGTTTCTGTTTTTGCTCATGGTTTAGTCGTACCTCTACTAGGATTGTCTGGCTGGCTTTGGACAGCAGGTTATCAAGCATTAATTTCTGAGTTTGTTGGAACCGCTTTTTGGATCTGGTCAATTGAAGCGATTAGACAAAATTTGCGTTATTGTTTAACTAAAGAAAATGATGCTGAGTAGATAAGAAAGTTCAACCTTAATCTGTTATAAATTTCTTAAAGATCGCTTAGGCGGTCTTTTTTCGTATATGCCGACCACAGAATCAATCACCCTCGTTATCACGTTCACACAAGAGCTGTGAGTCGGCACCTTATTAACTAAATAAATTGGTAAATGTTATGTCAAAAGAGATAAGCGAATTACAGTTTAGTCTTCACTATGCCTCAGAAACAGACAGTGAAAAGAATACCTCCATCATTTTAACGGCGAATATCCATACGGCTGATGGTGAAACTCAACAACTCACACAACTAATTTGCACGACATCTCCCGCAGGTAAAAAGCAATATCGAATAGGCTTGCAAAAGATTAGTGATGCAGGCGACACATTGCTGGTGGCGATTGAATCCTATTGGCGTAAAAACACACAAGAGAGTTGTGTTTATTTGTTAGAGAAAGCGAAGCAATTTATTCAAGGACACTTACAACAAACGAATACATGGATATCTATGTATGGTCTTGTGATTGTTTCTAATGCGTCACTGGAAGAACAGTTGCCTGAAGGTTTATTAAAGGCACTTAAAGTATCAATCCCCGCCTAATTTTTTTAACACTTTCACACTAATCATCAACGGACACTCCTCTGGGGGTGACTATGCGTATGGAAAAATTAACCAATGTAACTTATGGAACAGCAGGCCTAACGGCCTTTTTTGCCAGTCTCTCTTTATATGAATGGGGATTTGTTATCGGGATGGCGTTCAGCATGCTTCTGGGTTTAGCCACTTATTTTATGACTCGTCGAGAACAACGAAAACGCACTCAATTATTTGAAAAGCTTGTTCGTCATGTTGACCCACAAAACCCGACCGAAACCTTAAAAAAGCTTGCTGAATTAATGGTGAAAGCGCCAAAGGATATTTAATGTCTCTCAAACAGAAAATAGCGGTGATAACAACAGCAGGAGCCACAGCCATCGCGTTAGTAGTAATAGCCCATTTTGAAGGTGTACGTTATGAACCTTATCGTGATGTGGCAGGTGTTCTAACTGTTTGTTATGGACATACAGGCAAAGACATTATTCAAGGCAAGAGATACACACAACAAGAATGTGATGCGTTATTACAAATCGATTTTATTAAGACACAACAGCAAGTCGATGCATTAATCAAAGTATCACTCGATGACTACACCAAAGCTGCTTTATATTCCTTTGCTTTTAATGTGGGTACAACCGCATTTGCTCGCTCAACATTACTCAAGAAGCTAAACGCTGGTGATAGAGCGGGTGCCTGTGAAGAAATGAAACGTTGGATATATGCAGGCGGAAAGGTCTGGCGAGGGCTTGTCAGTCGTCGAGAGGCGGAGTCAGCACTATGTCATGGAAAACTTTAATCATCATTATCGGCTTTATTCTTGCATTACTCATTACAGTCGCTGGTGGCATTTATCTCTTGATTGATAACTCATGTACTAAAGACCAAGTGAGTTTAGAAAAGCGCTGTCAGATTGCACTCTCATATCATCGGTACTAATCATGAAATACGGAAAACTCTATGCCGTCATTGCGATGGTAGGCATTATTGTGGGAGGCTATTGGGTGATTAATTGGCAAGCTAACAGAATTAATCTATTAGTAGAAACAAACAAAGAACTAACGGAGGCTCTCGAAGAACAGAAGTCTATTAATACTGACTATCAAGCACGCATAATGCGATTAAATCAGTTGGATATTCAATATACGCAGGAGCTAGCGAATGCTAAGAATGAAATTAGTCACTTGCGTGATATTAGTGAGCGTCATCCAGAGCGGGTGTACATCAAAGCCGAGTGTCCCAAAGTCAAAACCACTCCCTCCACCAGCTTGGCTTATGCAACCACCGCCCGACCTACTGACACCGCTATCCGAAATTATTGGTTACTCAGAGAGCGAATTGCAGAGTCAGAACAGATGATTAAAGGGTTGCAGGATTATATCAAACAAGAATGCATGGAATAAAAAAAAGCCCAGCATGGGTGCATGGGCAAACTAACAGGATATTAATCAAAGTATAGTGATAATTACTTAGTATAGCTTAAGTAAATATATATATCAGCAATTAGATAAGTCGTTTATCCATTAAGGAGAGTGATCATATCTTGACTGCTAGGAACAGACTAGAAGTGGCTTGGCAGTGTATCGCTAAGCTGCGAACTCTACGCATTTCATTCTGTGCATTCACCGCGCAATTAAAAACACTCACAGAACCTTACAGAAAGTCGAACCTGAGAAAAACCGTTAATGGTGTTTTCTGTGGGGCGGTTATTTCTGGTGAACAGGTTCGCTTTTCTATAAGGATTTACACCATGAGCAAATCATTAGTTTTCAAAGGTAATGAAATTACTCCATTTGATAATGGTGATAATAAGATTTGGTTTACCAGCTCTCAGATGGCTAAGCTACTCGAATACAAAAATGAGAAGTCAGTAACCAATCTATATAACGCCAACAAAGACGAGTTTTCTGATGATATGACAATGGTCACTGAAACAATGACCAATGGAATAAACAACAACTTACGTAAGAAAAAGGTCAGGATCTTCTCTGTTAGAGGTGCACATCTAATCGGAATGTTAGCTAATACAGATGTAGCGAAATCCTTGCGTCGATGGTTACTTGATCTAGCTGAAAAAGAGTCAAAACCACAAACAGGGTTAGCAAACCTTGACATGAATGAGCTTAAAACCCTGACTATCAATGAGATGCAAAATAGATTAGTAGCAGCCGATAACTGGTCGTTCGAGAACTTTGGCAGGAAAGGTAGTGACTTAATGAATTTACGCAAGCGTCACTTAAAGAAAATACGCAAAGCGAAGAAGGCAATTAAAGAACTATCACAATTAACCTTGCCTGATATGGGCGAATTTCCAGATGGAGAAGAGCCAGCATGAACCACGAACAATTCATAGAGCAGAACGTACTAGCCGAGTTAAAAAAGCTCGGCTTTTCTTTACCTGTTTGTCGTAGAGCAAGTTACATGGCGGTAGATCATTATCGCCGAAGCTCTCAAGCAAGTAGAAAAGGGCGAATGTTTGACGACTGCTTACATATTGCCAAAGTGTGGGCGAGTAAGTTCGCTAAGGAGAAAGTATGACCAAACAAGAAAAAGCAAACTTATCCATTCTCTATCGTCAATTACAGCAATCACTTGAATACTTACACTGTGGAAGAGTTGATGATGGGAGAATAGTTGCTGAAATCGTCGAGCGCGAGTTAGGCAAGTTAGTCAACAAACAGAAAACCAAATAGGCCCTAGCGGCCTTTTTTATTTAAGGAATGGATATGGCTAAAAGACCAGATTGGGAGGCCATCGAGTCGGCTTACCGAGCTGGCGTGATGTCCATAAGGGAAATAGCCTCTCAATACGAGATAACCCATCAGGCGATAAGTAAGCGTGCCAAGAAAGAAGGATGGGAGCGAGATTTAAAGGCAAAGGTTAAGGCTAGGGCTGAAAACTTGGTTGCCAAAAGGGAGGTTGCCAGTCTGGTTGCCACCGAAAAGGCTATTTCAGAACGGCAACTTATTGAGGCTAATGCCGAGGTTATCGCTAATGTCCGCATGGAGCATAGAGGCGATATTCGAAGGGCTAGAGAGTTAACCAACAACTTATTTGATGAACTATCTGCTGAATGTGCTGATGTGCCAGCCTTAAGAAAACTTGGCGAGTTAATGTTTAGTCCTGATGATAACGGACGCGACAAACTCAATGAAATTTATCACTCAATCATCTCCCTGCCTGAGCGCGTTAAGTCAGCCAAATCATTAAGCGAAACATTTAAAAATTTAGTTGGCCTTGAGCGTCAAGCATACGGCCTTGATGATGTTCAGCCGAATAAGACAGCTAGTCAGCTATCAGAACTAATGGACGACTTATCTAAGGAATAATCATGAAGCCAGAACATCTTGCATTATTGAGAGATAAGCTCTGGCGATTAAATCACCTCTACTGGATAACCAATAAAGAAGGCAAGCCAGTTCGATTTAAAATGACGCCTGAGCAACTCGAATACTTTGAAGGGATGCACACGCGAAACATTATTCTTAAAGCTCGTCAGCTTGGCTTCACTACAGAAGTCTGCATTATCCAATTGGACGCAGCGTTATTTGAGGCGGCTAAATGTGCATTGATAGCCCACACACTTAACGATGCTAAGCGACTATTTAGGGAAAAAATAAAGTATGCCTATGACAAGCTACCTGATGAAATCAAAGCGGCTAACCCAGCGAGTAATGATGCGGCTGGTGAGTTGGTGTTTAGCAAAGGCGGCTCGCTCTATATCAGCACGTCATTTCGTGGCGGTACGCTCCGTTATTTGCACGTTTCTGAGTTCGGTAAGATATGTGCTAAGTATCCAGAGAAAGCCCGTGAGATTGTCACTGGCGCATTTGAGGCGGTATCAAGCGATTGTTTTACGACGATTGAAAGCACAGCGGAGGGTCGAGCAGGTTATTTCTTCGATTATTGCCAGTCTGCTGAGAAAGCGCAAATTCAGAATAAGACTCTCTCTAACCTAGACTGGAAGTTCTTTTTCTTCTCATGGTGGAAGAATCCAGAGTATGCCATTAATCCTGTTGAGCCATTACCCCAGCGGTTAGTTGATTACTTTGATGAGATAGCCAGCAAACATGGTGTTCAATTAAATGAGCGCCAGAAAGCATGGTATTACGCCAAAGAGAAAACGCTTGGCGACGATATGAAACGGGAATATCCGTCAATACCGTCTGAGGCATTCCAACAATCGGTTGAAGGCGCTTACTACGCCAAGCAGTTCCGCTTCCTGTACGAAAATAAACGCATTGGCACACTTCCTGATAACTCGCACTTACCGGTTCACACGTACTGGGATATTGGTGTGGGTGACTCAACGTCAATTTGGTTTATTCGTGAAGTGGGCGAGGAGTTCCACATTATAGACCACTACTCAAACAGTGGTGAAGGTCTACGGCACTACATGAAAGTACTGAAAGACAAAGGCTACACATATGCAAGTCACAATGGCCCTCATGATATCGATAACCGTGAGTTTGGCTCGGATGCGAAATCTCGGCGTGAATTAGCGCGTGAGGGGTACGAAATCGACGGACAAATTTACTCAATCCGATTTGAAGTAGTGCCGAAGCTTTCAGTTGATGAAGGTATCGAGGCAGTACGTGAAATTCTGCCACTTTGCGTGTTCGATGAACACAAATGCAGTGAAGGCATTGCTCATCTAGAAGCTTATCGCAAAGAGTGGGATGACAAGCGGGGCTGTTGGAAAGATAAACCGCTTCACGATTACACGTCACATGATGCTGATGGATTTAGATATTTTGCGGTGAGCAGAAGAAATACCAAGCGCCCAGCATTCGAAATTAACCTAGGAACAACCTTCTGATGAGTACAACAAATGTAGATTTCACTCGACCGGAGTATAAAACGGCTGCTCCTCAGTGGGAGTTAGTGCGCTCTGTTTGTCGAGGTGGTGAAGATATAAAAAGCTATCTTCCTGAGCTTGAAGAGCAAGATAGTGAGCGTAAAAAGAAGCGCAATAAAGATTATCAAGACCGTGCGGTGTTCTATCCAATAACGGGCAATACTCGCAACGGCATGATAGGGATGGCATTTAAAAAAGATCCCTTAGTTGCTGTCGTCGAAAAGCTGTCGTGTTTAAAAGACGATGCTGACGGGGCGGGTTCAAGTATCTATCAATTGGCTCAATCTTCACTTGAGTCAGTATTGGAAGTCGGTCGGCATGGTCTGTATGTTGATTACAACAGTGATTCGAAACTCCCGTACATATTCCAATATCGTGCTGAAGACATCATTAACTGGCGTACAGCTCGTATTAATGGGCGCACGATGTTAACGCTGGTGGTATTGCGTGAAACGGTGGAAGAAGAGGACGGGTTTGGTTTTAAGGATGAGGTTCAATACCGTGTATTGTCGATAGAAGAAGGTAAGTTTGTCTGTCGTGTCTATCGCAAGCCCAGTGGAAGTAGCGTTTTTGAAATTTCTTCTGAGTATATACCTGCGCGTGCTGGTAACGGTGTGTGGAATGAAATTCCATTTACATTTATTGGTGCACAGAATAATGATCACACTATTGATGAAGCCCCACTTCTAGGATTGGCAAAAATCAACCTAGGGCATTATCGAAACTCTGCTGATTATGAAGATTCTGTTTTCTTCTGTGGGCAAATACAACCTTATCTAGGTGGGCTAGGAACAGAATGGCGTGACTATCTAGAAAAGAAAGGCGTTATGGTTGGTTCTCGCTCGCCAATTATGTTGCCAGAAAAAGGTTTCTTTGGTTACGCTCAGGCTCAACCTAACATGCTGGCAAAAGAAGCAATGGACAGTAAACGCGATTATATGGTTGCGCTCGGTGCTCAATTGGTTTCTGCTGATAGCAAAGTTAAAACGGTTATTCAGTCTGTCGGTGAACAGAACGCACAAACCTCTATCCTGAGCATCTGTTGCTCTAATGTTTCCGATGCATGCAGTAAATCGCTAATATGGTGTGCTGAATACTTAGGTTTAGATACTGCAGGCATTTCGTTTGAGATTAACAAAGACCTCGTTAATCACATTGCCGATAGTTCGATGATCCGTGAAATCGTCGCAGCATGGCAATCTGGCGCAACGCGTAAATCTGACTTAGTGAGAAGTTTGCAGAAATATGATGTTATCGACCCCGCTGATGATGTTGATGTGGTGGTGGATGAGCTTAATAATCAAGAGCCGACAATGGTAGGTGAGACATGAGATCAGTGAATGAGCGGTTAATGGATGAATTGATTGCTCACTCCCTGTTTTCTGGTCGCTATTCTACAGGGGTGGCTAGACGCATGATAAAGGCACTTAATGAGTTTGATGCTGAATTAACTGCTTCACTTATAGTGTCTTTAGATGATACCTCCATCGATGTTAATAGTTTCACTGCAAGGCGATTGGAGTCGTTGCTGTCCAGCGTTAGAAGTATTAATAAGCGTGCAGTTGATAGTGCTTTTTCATTGTTAACAGAAGAAATGAGAGCGCATGCATTATATGAGGCTGGCTACTACCCATCACTGTTTGATGCTCTACTACCTGATGTTGTTCTACGCAAATATCCACTAATGAGCATTACAGAGGAAATGCTATTTTCCTCAGTCATGTCTCGCCCATTTCAAGGGAAATTACTTTCTGAATGGGCTGATGGATTAGAATCAGATCGCATGACACGCATAAATAACGCTGTTCGGAATGGTTATTTAAATGGTGATAGTGCGGTAGAAATCGGACGTAAAATCAGAGGACATGCAAACCAAGGTTATAAGGATGGCGTATTGCAACTAAGCCGAGCTAATGCGACGACAATAGCTAAAACGGCCATTAGCCATTTACAAGCAACAGCGCGAGATCAGTTTGCTGATGCCAATAAAGACATTCTTGATTGTAAACAATGGTTATCTACCCTCGATAATAAAACATCTCACGATTGCATTATTCGGGATAGGTTGAGATACACGCTGGAAGGTAAGCCTATTGGTCATAAAGTTCCTTATCTACAAGGCCCCGGAAAAATCCACTTCAATTGCCGCTCAACAGAAACGCTGGTTACCAAATCGTGGCGTGAATTAGGTATCGATTTAGATGAGATGGACGCAGGAACTCGTGCCTCAATGGACGGGCAGGTGCCAGCAGATACCAATTTTCTTGATTGGATACAACGGCAACCTGAATGGCGACAGCGTCAAGTTTTCGGAGAAACGCGATTCAGACTAATGAAAGAGGGCGGTATGCATCCTTCTGAGTTTTATACCGATAAGGGAGAGTTTATTTCACTAGAGCGACTTAGAGAGATAGATGGGCATGCATTTAGAGAGGCTGGATATAGCTAATCAATAAACCATTTAACAAGGTCACCTCGGTGGCCTTTTTTATTACCTAAACTCAGCTCAGGGCTGAGTTATTACAACGCGCTAGGCGCATCTAATCCCAAGGGGAATCACATGTTATTTATGAATATCGAACGCAAATATTATTCACAGGCTGATGATGGTTCGCAAGGTGGAGGTGGTGGAACACCGGAAATCACTCCAGAAATTCAAGCTATTATCGACCAGCAGGTTTCAGGGCTAAAGGCTAAAAACAGTGAGTTGCTAGGCAAGCTCAAAGAGCAAGGCGATAACCTGAAACGTTTTGAAGGCATTGACCCAGACACTGTGAAGGGCATGCTCAAACGCTTTGAGAATGACGAAGAAGCTAAACTCATTGCAGATGGCAAAATTGACGAGGTTCTCAATAAGCGTACTGAGCGTTTGCGTGGTGATTTCGACAAGAAGTTAAAAGAAGCAAGCTCTAAAGCTGAAAAGGCAGAGGCGTTTGCAAATAAATTCCGTGCTCGTGTGTTAGGCGATGAAATTCGTTCCGCAGCAGGGAAAGCGGGCGCATTAACCAGCGCTCAAGAAGATTTAATTTTACGTGCCAAAGGCATTTTTCAGATCAACGATGAAGGTCAGGCCGTAGCCGTTGATGAAGATGGCAATCCAATTATGGGTAAAGATGGTCGTACGCCATTATCACCTATTGAATGGATTGAATCCCTAAAAGAAAGTGCTCCTCACTTATTCCCCGCAGCCTCTGGTACAGATGCAGGGAAACATAAACAAGGTGGTGCGCATTTTAAACGTTCTCAAATGTCCGCTAGTGACAAGGCTGATTATATTCGCCGATACGGGCGTGACGCATATTTAAAACTTCCAAAAGAGTAAGGAAATATAAGCAATGGCTACGACGACTAATAATGATTTAGTAATTTATAACGATTTAGCACAAACTGCGTTTTTAGAACGCCGTCAAGATAATTTAGCAGTATTTAATCAGGCATCAAACGGCGCAATTGTGCTGGATAACTTGTTTATTGAGGGGGACTTCCGTAAGCGTGCCTTTTATCAGATCGGCGGTTCGATTGAGCACCGTGATGTAAACTCCACAGCATCCGTAGAGAACAAAAAAGTCGGCGCGGGCGAATCTGTTGATGTAAAAGCACCTTGGAAATATGGTCCTTATGCAACGACAGAAGAAGCATTTAAACGCCGTGGCCGTGATGTATCGGAGTTCTCTGAGTTAGTGGGTACCGATGCGGCAGATGCTTCACTAGAGGGTTATATCAAATACTCTTTAGCTGCTTTAGGTGCCGCTATTGGCAATAACAAAGAAATGGTGGTGACTGCGGATATTGCGACAGATGGCAAGAAAACACTGACCAAAGGTTTACGCAGATATGGTGATAAGTTCAACCGCGTAAATCTGTTTGTTATGCACTCAACCACCTACTTCGATATTGTTGATCAGGCCATTGACAACAAAGTGTATGAAGAAGCGGGTGTGGTTATCTACGGTGGACAGCCAGGCACATTAGGTAAGCCTGTGCTGGTAACGGATACAGCGCCAGTAGATGCCATCTTTGGTTTAGTGCCGGGTGCTGTGACTATCACTGAATCCCAAGAGCCGACTTTCCGATCTTATGAAATCAATGACAAGGAGAACTTGGAAGTTGGTTATCGTGGTGAAGGCGTGGTTAACGTTGGCGTTCTGGGCTATAGCTGGGATGAATCAAAAGGAAAAAACCCTGATTTAACACAGTTAGGCACCGCAGGTAACTGGAAGAAGCATTTCACTAGCAACAAATTAACCGCTGGCGTCATGATTAAACTGACTGCCGAAGAGGGAAAGTAACCCTGTCAGCGGATAAAACGTCCGCTATCGCTGACAGTACAGATACAGTAACGATCACTCTTAATTACACCAAGGGCAGCTCTCCAGTCGAAGGAGCTACCGTTAATTGGTCTACAACAGGTGGTAAATTAAGCGTTACTTCATCTAAGACGGGCAAAGCTGGTGGTGCGACAGTGAAATTAACTTCTGATTCACAGGGTGAATTTATTGTCACAGCCACTGTTGATGGTGTTGCACAAAATACTGATGCAATTACATTCACAGAAAAAACTTCTCCAGACGAGTAATTTAAGGGGCTTTGTGCCCCTCTTTTTTTTGAGGTGAGCATGATTGATCCTGATAAGAACTCTCCAATATTTAATAGCTACGCAAGTGTGGATGATTTGAAGAAATACGCTGAGGATAGAAATATCACTTTGGCAGATAGTGGATTAGAGGCATTACTAATTACGGCGATGGATTATCTTGAATCGCAGAAATGGTTAGGTAAACGAACTAACCCAAATCAACCTTTATCTTTCCCTCGCTCAGGGCTATCTCGCGACGGTGTTGCCATCCCAAGCGATCAGATACCAAAGCAATTAATCCAAGCTCAATGCCGTTTAGCGATTGAATCAGTAGAAAATGACCTACAGCCCACGTTAGGCGCTGAAATCACCTCTGAGCGAATTGAGGGGGCTATTACTGTGCAATATGCCGAAGGCACTAATACTGGCGCACCAAACTTTCCTTGGTTAAAAGGTTTATTGTCTGGCTTGATTGATGTCTCAGATGGATTTGCCATTAATACATTTGCAATGAGGTAGCCATGAATATTTATCAGCGAGGACAGAGCACGGCACTACGGATGCTGAAAAAATATGGTGCTTCCTATCAAGCCAAGCGTGATGGTAAGCATTGGGTTGATGATGAGGGGCGAGAGCGATTTGAGCCAGAAACGTTATTTTCTGTTACCGGAGTAAAGACGCAATATAAACCTTACGAAATCGACGGCACGCTTATTCTCTCTACGGATATTAAAATGATACTTCCTCCAGACACTGATATTCAGAAAGGGGATAAGCTGCTTGTCGATGGCGTTTGGCTGCGTGTTCATGAACTAAACCCTGTTAAACCTGCTGATATTATTATCTGCTATCAGCCTCAGTTGAGGGCATGATATGTCAGATCAGTTCATGAAGTCGATTAATATCTTTATCGACAAATCTAACGCAAATATTGAAACAGTTGTCAAAAATACAGGATTTAAAATATTAGCGAAGCTTGTTGATATGTCGCCCGTAGGGAATCTTGAACTATGGGAAGTTAATAGGGCTGCCTCAGACTACAATAAAGCAGTTTTTGAACATAATGAGTATCTAAAACAAGATCCTAATAATTTAACACCAAAGCGACGTCAATTAAAAAAGCGTGTTCGTGTTAATGACTCTATGGATATTTATGTTCCTCCTGGTTATACAGGGGGGCGGTTTAGAGGTAATTGGCAGGTGTCATTTGATGCCCCAGCGGAAGGCGAGACGGGGCGCATAGATAAGTCAGGCAATATGACAAAGGCGTTAGGAAACGTTGTTATTGAGCAATTTAAGGTAGGAATGAAGGCTATCTATTTCACAAACAATGCGCCTTATGCTTATCGACTTGAAATGGGGCATTCGAAGCAAGCACCTAATGGTATGGTTGCCATAACCGCCGTAGAGGCAAGCAAGATGTTTAATTCGGCCGTATCGGAAACTAAATCATGAATCAGTCAACGATTAATGCTGAAATACGAAAGCTGGTGGCGAATATTGGAAAAGATTTAAACCTAAAAATCGCATGGCCGAATCTTCCTTTTAATGATATTAACGATCCCTATCTTCAACTCCATGTCATGCCAGCAGAAACGGATAACATCGGGTTATCTCTGGATATGCCTGTTTATCGTGGTGTTATCCAAATTAACGTAGTTGGGAAAGTAGGGGGTGGGGACGCTAAGATATCAACTATTGCTGATGACGTTAAAAACAGATTAGAAAATGGATTAACATTAGGGGAGGGTATCTACATTAACGGAGAGCCTAGCCAGTTCCCTCCAATTTCAGATGAAACAAATTATACCATTCCTATTCGTGCATCCTATCGATGTAATGCAATCCGATAACACCGCTTAATTGCGGTTTTTTTATACCTAAAATAGAGGTTAACAATGGCCTATAACATTCCTAATGGGTCGCGTGTTTACGTCGCAAGTAAATACGATGACGAAATTAAAATTACCGAGGCAACTAATGCCGAAGAAGCCGTACTAACAGTTGATGATGTGGGTGACATTGCTAAAGGCGATATTGTTCATGTTACATCTGGCTGGAAAAAAGCTTCGGGTGCTTTCCGTGTTGCAAGTGTCGCTGAATCTAAAATCACCTTAGAAGGTGTCGATACAAGTGATAAAAATGTGTTTCCTGCTGGTGGCGGTACAGGAACATTAAAGAAAGTATTGTCATGGGAAGTCATGCCACAGGTAATGACACTTTCTACAGAAGGTGGGGAACAGCAAACTCAAGAGGTTCAATTTCTTGAAGATGAGCAGGCAGAAACTATCGATACCTATAAAAATGGTGTTGTACAGGTTTATACCTTTGCTCACGATGCTAAGCTGCCTATCCGTAAATTGCTAACAAAATTGGACGACAGTAAGCAAGTTACTGCAATCCGATTCTTCAATAAACGCGCAGAAGAAGATCGCTATTACACAGCTTCAATTTCATTCCAGCGTGTGCCAAACACTGCTATCAACGAAGTTGAAAACGTAACAGCGCGATTCTCACTTAAATCTGAAATGCAGATTTATACCAACGCATCTTAATCAATAAATACTCACAACAGCCCCGAAACAGGGGCTTTTTAAGGACTGATAATGCCTAAATTTACACTCGTCCCAAATCCAACCTTCAAAGCTAACGTTAAAATTCCTGTTGCCGGCAAAGAAAAGCCAGAAGTAGTTACATTCACATTTAAACATCACTCAGTAAGTGAGCTTGATGGAATGCGAGAAAAACCGATTTCTGAGTTCTTTGAGCAGATTATTGCTGACTGGGCGATCGAAGAGCCATATAACAAAGAAAATTTAAACATATTGTTAGATAACTACCCTTCAGCCTCTCGTGCTATTTCATCAACGTATTACAACGAACTGATGGGTAATCGTGAAAAAAACTCTTAACGGTCGCCGAGGCGATGTATGGCGGAATGAGTTCAAAAGAATCGGCTGAGTTCGAGCGCGCTTTTGGCTTTCCGCCAGATATTGAAGATGTTGAAATCTGGCCTGATGTTTGGGATTCGTATCAAGTATTTTCAGCCATGAATACACAGTGGCGTGTAGGCATGAATGGTATCACAGGCTTGGATTACAACCCATTAAACCAAATAATGGACTTACTCAACATCAAAGATAGAGCGACCGTTTTTAGCGATATCCGCATTATGGAAGCTAAGGCGTTAGAGGTGATGCATAAGAGGTCGCAATGATGAGCTGATCAGTGGCAAACGTCGATTAGTGAGTAGGAAGAGAAAGTAGCCAATTATCAGGCTTGAGATATTTTATAGTAAAGGTAGGAATATGAACAAAATCCTAAAGCAGTATCGACATATGAAGGTGCCTTTATTTGAATCTGGATATATTATCTATTGTGGCTCTTGGGATGATTGGCGATCTCTACATGAAAAACTAGGCATTGATGGTGGGGATAGTTTTGTTAACGGTGCAAGTCATACAGTTACTAACACTCAGTGTGTACTCCATATTATTGGTGTGTTTAACGGTAAATTATCTACTCTAGTTCACGAATGCGCACATATAGCGTTCGACATTTGTCACCGCGTCGGTGTGAGCGTTGAAACAGGAGCCGCGAATGAAACATTTTGCCATCTTATTAGTAGGATGGTGGATTTCTGTGTTAAACCCAAAAAAGCCGACGTAGGCCGGCTTTAATTATTACAACAGGTTAAGGACGCTTACTGTTTGGTGTTCTTTTTTCAAGAACCCATGTGTTGCCTGATTGCGTTGTTGGTGGTAGCTTTTCGTTGTCTCTCACTGTGGCATAATTGTTTTTTAAACCGCCACGAGGTCCAACTTCTCGATAGATACCGCCATCTTTACCTGTGTTTTCACCGGGTTTTTTACCCATAATAAAAACTCCTTGTAATGCTCGTTATTGAGCAGAACAAATATTAGACGTGAATTTAATTAAGTCAAATATCCGTACAAAGTAAATGGGGCTGCTACTAACCTGATGACGTTTGGTCCTTTATTGTTTTTTGAAAGTGCTAATCCCAGCCTTGTCCGAAGATAGCCGAACGGTGGATTTGAGCCGTTTTGTAGGTAGTGGTACTGTGTTTAGATACAGTTTAAATTTCCTCTAAATAGAGATTTATCTCTTGTGATAGATAGTGATACTCCTCTCGGAGGCACAAACTTTTATTGAAGTTAACTAAATGTTGTTTTACGATAGCTCCAGTTATATTTAGCAATTTGATGTAACCATGAACTATAGTCTTCAACTAAGCGGAGGTGTCATATGACAGCAACAATGCGCAGATATCTCATAGCTATGGGTAGCGTAATGGACTTAGCTCCTGCTACAAATTACAGAAGAATGGCAGCTCAAGGGCGAGACCAAGACCGCCTAAAAAAAGATATCGAAGCCGTAGGGAAAGATATGAGCAAGGCTATTTCTCAACTTGTGAGTGAAAGTGATGAGTTCAGAGCAAGAACAAGATAAGCATCACACGATAATGTCGGAAGAGGAATTAACAGGGGCGGTCGCTAAAATAGAAAGCGCAGTTGAAGAGAATCCAGCTGTTCTCGAGAGACTGTTGGACCGCCCTAAAATAATGTCAGTTATCCAAAAACGTGAAATATTCCACGGACCTCTCCCACACCCAGATCACCTTAGGCAATACGAAGAAATTGTTCCTGGCATGGCTGAGAGAATACTTTCTTTCACAGAGGCTGAGCAACGCTTCAGGCATGAAACACAAAAAACTGCACTGAATGGCGCTATCAAAAAAGACAAAAGGGGGCAATGGATGGCTTACTCCTTGTCATTGCTTATTTTTTTGCTTGGTGGGTACCTTATGTGGAAAGGTGAGTATGGTGCAGGTGCGGGGCTAATAACTATGAATGTTATTGGACTTGCTGGCGTTTTTGTTTTTGGAAGAAAAGCAAAACAACCCACCCCTGATGATGAATAACCAAACCAACCCACTCCGGTGGGTTTTTTATTGCCTGAATATCTCAAATTATTGATATTGTTTGATTGTTCTAACTTGAAATGACCGACCTACAAAATAATTGTAGGTAACTACAAAAGTTTTGTAGTTCAAATATTGAGCGACTCCTAAAGAGTTTTACAAAAAAGTTGTAAAACTTATCTTGTGTAATTTATTGATATAGTTTGATTATAGCGAATCGCGAGAATTGATAGCCCGTCCTTGGGCGTTACTACTATTGTTATGCAATTAACGGAGTATTTAAAATATCTCCGCTTTTCTCACCTTGCATAACTTGGGTGCGTAAGCGGAAGTTTTGCAGTAACTCAATAAGAGCATTAGAGTCACGTTGTAATTTTTGAATGTATTCAACACTGACAACGTTATGACCATCAACGCTAACTACTTGTTGCTTTCCATTTTTATAAGAAACCAACCATCTTCCCTCTTTGGGTATGGTTACAGTGATTGAGTTTTGATTTGGCTCAAAAAGTATATTTTCTTCCTGTTTAGGAATGTATTCACCCTCAAGAACGAACTTGTGAATATACTCAACCGCATCAGGTATCTGATCTGCTGTTAGCTCTTCAATGCTACTAACATTAAATTTCTGGTGAACAAGAGAATAGGCTTCTGGGTACATAATGCCTTTCTTACTAACCAGTAGATTAACAGCATTCTTTAATGGGTTGCGTTCTTGAACAGTTGATTTGTGTTTTTTCTTAACTTCACCAGTAGTCCAATATTCATAAAGTACGTCGTCACACTCTTCTTGATACTTGATTACTTTATCGCGGATCTCTGGTTTGACTTTGTTAGGGCTGATAGTGTGAAGCCAGCCTGCAAGTTTACGGAGAGCTAGGCAAAGCATTGATTGCTCACCGCCTTTTGAAGGTATCACGATTTCCGTGATCCCTTTACTAAACCTTTGTTTTAGCTTTTCAAATTGAGATTGCCAAGTTAACCCCATGCCTTCAACTATTGGCTTCATTGGTACATATGGTTCGCCGTTGAAATTTACTACATACAGGTTGTTACCGTGGAAAGGTACGTTAATTGTTGATACACTAGTCATGTCGGTTACTCCGTAGTTTCTGACAAATTAGAAGCCCTAGCTACCGCAAATAGTTGGGGCTTCGCTGTTTTAGTTGACACGTTTTTCTCTTTCTTTCACATACCAAGCTATCGCTTGATTAACTATTGAGTTTTGCGAAATACCATCTTTCGCTGAGAGTTCTACCACTTTACTTTTTAACACCTCTGTTAATCTGAGTTGAAATTTGCCTGTTTTTTTATTGGTATTCATATCTTCATCCTTTTATGTGTCTATGTGACATCACAAAGATATCAATGTGAATCTATATAGTCAACGAATAATTGACTATATTGTGATATCATAATGACTTTATTGGTGGTTGTATGTCACAAAAAAATACGCGAATAAGAGATATAACGCCTTATAGCCTTAGAATGCCTGATACTCTGAAAGAAAAGTTAATGCAAAGGGCAAGTAAGAACGGGCGCTCTCTTAATGCTGAAATGGTTATGATTCTTCAGTCTGCAGTGGATGAGGATAGCACCCATAAAAACTTAAACGAGTTGTCACAGCTTGATCCTGAAAGGTTCAAAGAACTGTTCATGGAAACTATCAAGAAGATGAATGAGGGTAAAAAGTGACTAATATCACATTTTATTTTGTTGTTACTGTATAAAAAACAGGAATGTAAAATTTTTTAGTGCCTGTAATATATTTTGATATTTTCTTTGGAGCTTGCACATGAATGCGCCTGTAATTAGCTTTATTAATATGAAGGGTGGGGTGGGAAAGACCACTCTATGTATTAGTATTGGTGAGTATTTAGCAAACTATAAGGATAAAAAAGTATTAATAATAGATATTGATCCTCAGTTTAATGCAACACAATCTTTTATGGGTAAGCATGATAAAATAAGTGAGTACTTATCTTTAGTAAAACAAAGAAAGACAATCAAGAGAATATTTGAAGTAAATGCTTCTATATATGATGAAGATGCAGTATTAAAAAAAGAAGATGTTATTTACAGTGTATATCCAAATCTAGATATAATCCCTGGTGATATAAACATAATGTTTGAGCATAACACGGTAGATACAATTAGATTGATTAGGATAAGAAATTTCATTGAAGACAATAAGTTAAGAGAAATCTACGACTATATTTTTATTGATTGTCCGCCTACCATTTCGATGTATACCGAAGCGTCCATAATGGCATCTACACATTATATAATGCCAATGAGAATAGATCAGTATTCAGTATTAGGGAGTAACAATTTGCTATCAATTGTTTCTAAGCTGGCTAGAGATCAAAGACTTACAATAAAGCCGTTGGGTGTTATTTATACCGATACTGCACCAAAAAGATTGACCAAGAAGACCAGAGCAATTAAGACGGCTATAGAAACCGAAAAAGGAATCAGGGATCTATATTTCTTCAAGAATCATTTTTCAAAGGTTAGGGATTTACAGGTTGGTCAGCAATTAAATTTTGCGTCAGCGTATTCTCAGTCTAAAGAAATCATTGATAGAATATGTACGGAACTCGAGGCTAAGCTTAAAGAGGTTGATGATGAATCAGAATAAATTAATAACTAAAAAGAAATTAATGGAACTAAAAGATTCTGAATCGCTTGAGTTTATGATCGGGTTTCTATCTTTAGTAATATTTTCCAAAGAAATTTTTAAGTCGAATTTTGAATTGAGTGAATTTATTAAAGATGCATTTAAGATAGAATATAAAAGATATGTTGTATCCTCAAGAACCCTTATGTTCTCTAGGCTTGCGAAAGATATAGTTAGAAAATATTCTGATGGAAATCATTTCACAGCTAAAAATACTGTTGTCAATATCATTTATGAAAAGCTAGATCAGCTGCCAATCAACGATATCGCTTTAGAAGCGAAAAAGAAAGAAAATAAAAAGAGAAAAGGTAAAAATACTACAACAGAAAGTATCTCAAAGTGGATAAAGGGGTTTAGGGGTGAGTAACTTCCTTACTATTGACCCTTACAACGTGTTGGGAACAGTGTCCAAGTTCAAAGAAGACCTAAAAGTAATTCCTGACCAATATGTTGTTGACTCGTTAATATCAGCGGTAAAAAAGTCTATTTTTTTGAAGATAATTCACGAAAAATCTTTGAGAGGTAATAGACACTTATTAAGCGTCATCTATGATTTTTTAGGTTGTATTTCAGCAATAAAAAAAAATGAAGATAGATACTTTTATTTTAATATAAGGTCATGCATTGAAAATTCGATTAGATTCTTGTTGAACAAAGATAATGATGATGAGATCGGTGTTACAAGGATGTTCAGTGAGTTTAAAGAAAGATATAAAGGTGTAGACGGTGTTAGCGCACTTGCTAGGGTATATTCTGATGCATGTAATTACGTTCATAACAATGTCAAGGCTGATATTGATGTATCAAAAAGCTATAAATACATTGATTCATCCAAGATTTTTGAAAAGAAAAAAAGCAGAAATCTATGTAATGACCTCGTTTCAGTGCAGTCGTCACTAGATAATTTTTTGCTAATTAATAATAAAGAAGACATAAAGCATTCATTTTTATATCTAAATGAAAATATAGAATATTTAATAAATAAAAAGTTTTTAGAAAGATTGTTCTCATCAGAATTGGTATCATAATTCTATAAACATGCTTCGGCAGGTTTTTTGTTTGCTTCAATTTGCGACTACACTCAGCTAACATTAAAAAAACTAAATAAAGAACCGAGAGGACGGGATGAGACAACTATTATTAATTATTGTTATTTTAATAGCAGGATTTTTGATTTATGGCGCAATTATGTCATCTTCACCAGAAAGCAAAGAAAAATCAAAAGACCGAAATGCAATAAGTTATTGTTGGAAGGAGTATGATAAAAAATCTCTTTCTGACGAACAAAAACGATTTATTGCTAGCTCATGTGAAAAGATGGAATCTGATTTTCGCTCTCGATATGGCGTGAACCCTTAGTTAAATAAATTAATAATATTATCAATAACCACCTTCGGGTGGTTTTTTTATATCTGGAGGAAATTAAATGGCAGATATAGCAACAATATCATTAAAGGCTGATACGTCAGATCTGGAGCGTGGCACACAAAAGTTAAAGGAGTTCGGCGATACAGCAGAGAAGGTAAGCGGTTCTTCGCGAAATTTAAATGACCAGTTTAATAGAGGGGTTGATCATCAAAAGAGAGCAGCCGACGCGATAAAGAGGCAAAAGAAAGAACTTGATGACTTATTAAATTCAATAAATCCAACCAATAAAGCATTTGATGCGCTTGATAAAGCTACTCAAAAATTAATAGAAGCAAATAAAAAAGGGATATTACCAAAGGATCAGTTTGCAGACTATAACGCCATACTTGAGCAGACTAGGGATAAATTAACACGTGTTAGCATGTCTCTTACAGCTGAAGGGCAGGCGCTGTTAGCTCAAGAGGCGGCAACAAATAGAGCCAAGCGAGCTGCTGATGATTTTTTAAATTCACTGAAAAATCAAACTGAAATCATAGGAAAAACGAGGACAGAGATTTTAGAGTTAAAAGCGGCTCAACTTGGTGTGTCGCAACAAGCTGCGCCGATGATCAATAAGCTAAAAGAGCAAGAAAAAGCCTTTATGAATGGCTCAATTACCATTGGTCAATATAAACAAGCAATGCGTCAACTTCCCATGCAAATGACAGATATTGTTACGTCATTAGCATCAGGAATGCCAGTCTGGATGGTGATGATACAACAAGGGGGGCAAATAAAGGACTCATTTGGTGGTGTCGGTAACTCACTAAAAGCGTTAGCATCACTTATTACCCCTGCAAGAGTTGCCATGTTTGGTTTTGCTGGTGCTGCGGCAGCTGTGGCGTTAGCCGCGTATAAAGGGTCGCAAGAATTTGGCGAGTATAATAAGCAGCTAATTCTTACTGGTGGTTATGCGGGAAGAACAGCGGCACAGCTAGATGCTTTGGCTAGAAGCTTGTCGGGGAATGGGATCGCTCAGTATGGAATGGCTGATACTATCTCAAAAGTAGTTGGATCTGGTTCTTTCTCGGGTCGAGATGTTGATATGGTATCTAAAACTGCTGCTGCTATGGAAAAGACCGTTGGTCAATCGGTTGATGAGACAATAAAGCAATTTCAGAGATTGCAAGAAGATCCAGTTAAAGCGGTCACTGAATTAGATAAGTCATTACATTTTTTAACTGCTACCCAATTAGAACAAATAACCACACTTCAGACGCAAGGAAAAGAGCAAGAAGCGGCTAAAATGGCTATGGAATCATATGCCAATGCTATGGATGAGCGAACCAAACAGATAAAGGAAAATCTAGGCCACCTTGAGAGAGCGTGGGAAGGGGTTAAAAACATGGCTAGTAGCGCATGGGATGCAATGCTAGACATCGGCAGAGAGAATACTCTAGAGCAGCAAATCAAAGAGTATGAAGAAGCTCTGATTGAGTTTCAAATAAACCCTGCCTCCAAGGGGCTGTATTATAACAAGACTGGATTAATGCCAGATGAAGTTAAAAGTAAACTCGCTCTACTAAAAGAAGAAAAATTTCAACGTGACATTAAAAACGCAAGAGAAAAAGCCGCAAGAGATGAGGAAGAGCGTAAAAAAGCGCAGTTTAGAGCCGATCAAGAATTAAAGCGACAATACGAAACCGCAGAGGAAAAGCACCAAAGACTACTCAAGGAGATAATAAATAATGCGGATGCATCTCAAGCTGCAAAAGATGAAGCCATCCGCCGAGAGAAAGAGCGTTACGAGAAAGAAAAAGCCAAAGGTAAAGGTAAAACCCCAACCTACCGACCAGATTATGGTACTAGAGTAGATGAATCAGCAAATCAAGCCCTATTATCCCTACAAGCACAATTAAAGGTGCTAAAAGAGCATAAAACAGTCAGTGATGTGATTAGCTCTGAGCGTAAAAAACTTTGGGATATGGAAGCGAAAATATCAATCCTTGAGGAGGCTCAGAAAACAAGACAGTTAACCAAGGACGAAAAGGCGTTGCTTGCTAAAAAGGACTACATTCTTGCTTCTCAAGAAGCATTGGCCATAGCTGGTGATGAGGTTAAGCTTCAGGAGTTACATAATCGTGAGTTAGATAAGCAACTTAAACGCGTTGAAGAAATTAATGCCAGAAGTCGCGCCTTAGAGTTGGGAGCTGGTAAGTCTGGCCGCATGTATCAACGAGACATCGCACTAGAGAAAGCTAAATCACCAGACGAGAGAAAAGCCTTAGAGGAGTATTATGCTAAGGAAGACTCTATTCGTGCTAACTGGGAGTTAGGCGTTAAGAAAGGTTTTGCTGAATTCCAAGATCAGGCAACAAACGTTTACGGTAACGTAGCTCAAATTAGTCAATCAGCATTTCAGGGCATGAGTAACAGTCTCTCTGATTTTGTATTGACGGGCAAAGCTAATTTTGCTGACTTCACTCGCTCATTCTTAGAAATGACCACCAAGATGTTAATGCAGATGGCTATGCTAAATGCTATGAAAGCGGCATTTGGTGGTAGTGCGGTAGGTAATTTCTTTGGATTTGCAAGTGGTGGTTATACAGGCGATGGTGGAAAACATGATCCAGCGGGTGTAGTACATAAAGGCGAGTTCGTCTTTACCAAGGAAGCAACGCAACGATTAGGTATTGCCAACCTTTATCGACTAATGGATGCAGGAAAGCGAGGTTATGCTTCAGGTGGTCATGTCGGTGGTTCAGCGCCAATGTCGGTTACACAGCCAACAGCATTTATCGCTCGCAATCCTCAAATTGCTAGTGGTGGAAACGTACAGATTAATTTAGGAGATATTAATATTGAAAATGGACAACAGCAACAGCCGTCAAGTAATCAAGCCAATGCTTCATCATTAAAGCGTGAATTCCAGCAAATGGTGGAAAGTGGGGTTAACAATTTACTTAGAAACCCAGCATCTGCATTATCAAGAACAATCAAAGGCAATTAAGAGAGGTAGTTATGAAAATCAAAGTAGAGTTCCCATTGTTATCAAACAAATTTTCAGGAGTGGAAATTACAGGGGATGTAAAAAGATATGGCATTGGGGCCATAAAAATAAGTGAAAAACCTATATTAACGTCAGAAATTACAGTAATGGAGATAGTGGGAAATAATACCCCAGATGAAGAACCAAAGTTACAATTTAAGTACACAGAGGATTATAACCCAAATGAAACATTTGCTTCATTTATGGGGAGAGCGGAAAAATATGCAAGAACCATGATAGATCGCATAAAGGCGGCACAGTAACCGCCTTTATAATATGGTACTAATTATGTAAATGTGACTGAATGATACCAAACGCCTCGATAGTTACAGGACTATCATGCGATACTCTATTTAATTCACTAATAAGTTTTTTTTTCAATATCAGACATATTCCTAATCATTACTTGAATTATATACTCTAAAGCAAGAGTACGTGTTTGAAGGGCCTCTATGTCTTTTGCCATTTCACTAACTAACATATTCAATTCTCCATCGAAGTAAGTCAGCCATTCCTTCGGTAAGTTTCTCTGGGCTGAATATATAAAATAACCTAATGGATATTTATTAATATCCTGATATTTGATCAGGCGGCTTTGTATCGCCTTTTTTATTGGAGTAACCAATGGAAGAGTTTAAATGGCGAACACAAATACAAGATTCGCCAAGCGGTGAGTTCAAGCATCGCATTAAAGAAGTTGAATTTGGAGATGGTTACAAACAAGTTGCTGGTGATGGTATTAATCCAGAATCTCAAACGTGGCCATTTGCTTATATGGGACTAAAAGATGAGGTGATGCCTATTTTTAAATTCATTCGGCGACACACAGCAAAATCATTTATTTGGACGCCTCCATTTGGTGAAAAAGGGCTTTATCGTGTTAAAGCTGATTCAATAACGATGCTCCCCATCTCTGATGGAGTAATGAAATTGACAGCTACGTTTGAACAGGCATTTAGCGCATGAATATCACAGCAGATGTACAAAAATTAGAGCCGGGTAATAAGGTTCAATTAATTGAGGTGGATGGTAGTGGGTTTGATGGCCCTATTCTTCGCTTCCATGCTTATAACTTACCTCACACACCGGAAGAAATAGAGAAATCTAATGGTGTTATCAAGCCAAAACCAATTTGGTGGCAAGGAAATGAATACGGAGCATGGCCTTACGAAGTTGAAGGAATGGCAAAAAATAGTGATGGTAGTCCAGCGAGACCATCTCTAAAGGTTGCCAATATAGATGGCTTAATTTCATCTCTATGTCTTCAGTTTGACGACATGGTGCAAGCCAAAGTAACTATTTATGAGACATTTGCTCACTATCTTGATGCTAAAAACTTTCCTGAGGGAAATTCAACAGCTAATCCAGACGAATGCTTTAAACAAGTTTATTACATCGATCGTAAAACTAATGAGGTGGCTGGCGAATCCGTAGAGTTCGAGCTGTCTAGCCCGTTTGATTTGCAGGGAGTAATGATACCCGTTCGACAAATTCATAACCTTTGTTATTGGTGCATGAAAGGCGATTATCGTAGTGGTAATGGGTGCTCATATTCAGGGAGTAAATATTTTGATGAGAGAGGAAACCCTGTTGATGATCCTGCGCTAGATAGTTGTGGTGGACTTATTAGTGATTGCAAAAAACGCTTTGGTGAGAATGAGCCATTAGATTTCGGAGGGTTTCCTGCTGCGGGGTTAACGAGATGATCACAAAAAAATTAAGGGAATCGATATTTCAACATGTAAAAGCTGAATATCCAAAAGAAGCTTGCGGAGTTATCTGTCAGAAAAGTCGAGTTAAAAAATACTTTCCTTGTAGCAATCTTTCAGATAGTCCAACAGAGCATTTTGAGCTTTCTCCAGAGGGTTACGCCCTTGCTGAGGACTGGGGAGAGCCAATAGCAATTGTGCACAGCCATTGTGGAGATGGTGTAACGACTCAACCTAGCGAAATAGATAAACTACAGTGTGATGCGACAGGATTACCTTGGGTGATCGCATCATGCCCAGAGGGTGATATTCGAATTATTTACCCTCGAGGTGAACGAGAATTAGAAGGACGGCCTTTTGTGTTGGGCTATGCTGATTGCTGGTCGTTAATTATGGACTACTACCACCAAAAACACGGTATTGAGTTACATAACTACAGCGTTGATCGGTATTGGTGGGAAGAAGGCGAAAACTTGTATATGGATAATTACCAAAAAGCAGGTTTTGTTGATATTGCTGGTGAGCCGAAAGAGGGTGACATGATCATCATGCAAGTGCAAGCCGATGTACCTAATCACGCTGGTGTGATTATGAATGGCATGTTACTTCACCATCTTTATGGTCAACTCAGCAGGTTGGTTCCTTACAGTGATTATTGGCGAGATAGAACCGTAAAAATTGTGCGGAGGAAAGAGTTTGTATGAGCCTAAAAACAATACGTCTATATGGTGTTCTTGGCGCAAAGTTTGGGCGTGAACACAAATTAGATATAGATTCACCTCGCGAAGCAATTAAGGCGCTCTCCGTGCTTTATGATGGGTTTGAGCCGTTTCTTGCTAATGCACACCTGAAAGGGCTGGAGTTTGCCGTATTTAAAGGTAAGCGCAACATTGCTGAAGATGAATTATATCTTGATACCACAGAAGAGATCCGCATAGCGCCAGTGATAAAAGGTAGCAAGCGTGGTGGGTTTTTCCAGACTATTTTAGGCGTAGCCATGATTGGTGCTGCCATGATGTTAGGTCCTGCAGGTTGGGCTGCATTCGGTGCGGGTGGTTTTGCTGGTGGTGCTTTAGCTATGGGCGGGACAGCAATGGCGCTAGGTGGCGTAGTGCAAATGCTGTCACCTCAGCCGCGTGGCTTATCTGTGCGTCAAGACGCCGACAATAAACCTTCATACGCCTTTGGTGGTGTTGTAAACACAACCGCACAAGGAAATCCAGTTCCTTTACTTTATGGACTAGATAGGCGAGAAGTGGGTGGAGCGATAATCTCTGCAGGGATTTACACAGAAGATCAGCAATAACATAAACGAATTTCAGAATAGCCACTATGTGGCTTTTTTTATGGGTGAAATATGGAATTAATTCATGGTGCAAAAGGTGGTGGCGGTGGCGGACATACGCCCACGGAATCACCGGATAGCTTACTTTCTGAATCAACAGCTAAGATTTTATTGGCTATCTCAGAAGGTGAAATTGCTGGTGGCTTAGACGATACTCGTATTTTTCTTGATGATACACCGATTGGCAATGCGGACGGTACTAAGAATTTTGAGGGTGTCACTTGGGAATTTAGACCGGGTAGTGAACACCAAGAATACATTCAGGGTATCCCATCAGTAGATAGCGAAACATCGGTAGGGTTGGAATTAAAAGACGATCAGCCCTATGTGCGGAGCATTAATAACACTCAGCTATCTGCTGTGCGCATTAGACTATCTGTTCCTCAATTGTTTCAACAACACGATAACGGGGATACTACAGGCTATAGAATTGAATATGCTATTGACTTATCTACAGATGGTGCTGGATATAATGAAGTATTAAAGTCTGCTTTTGATGGTAAAACGACCAGCGAATACCAGCGAACACACCGCATTGACTTACCCAAGGCAAATACAGGTTGGCAGATCCGTGTCCGACGATTAACTAAGAATCAGAATACAGCCAGAATTGTTGATAAGGTTACTATCTCTGCTGTTACTGATGTTATCGATGCTAAATTGCGTTATCCAAATACGGCCCTATTGTTTATTACTTTCAATGCGCGTCAATTTAATAACCGCATCCCTAAAATTAGCGTTCGCCCAAAAGGTGGCTTGCTTATCAAAGTGCCCACGAATTATGACCCGATTAATCGGGCCTATTCAGGCGTATGGGATGGCACCTTTAAACTTGCAGCAACCAATAACCCGGCATGGGTATTTTATGATTTAGTACTCAATAATCGCTACGGCTGTGGTGACCGGATCCAGTCTTCTCAGGTTGAAAAGTGGGACCTGTATAAGATTGCGCAATATTGTGATGAATTGGTACCCGATGGGCATGGTGGTGATGGTAAGGAGCCTCGATTCCTGTGTGATGTTTATATTCAATCGCAAGAATCGGCATACCAAGTACTGAGAGATATAGCGGCTATTTTTCGTGGTATGACATTTTGGGCTGATAACAAGGTTAATGTTGTCGCTGATATGCCAGATAGTATTTTTAGAACGTTTACTAATGCCAATATTGTTGGAGGTAAGCCTACCTATTCAGGAGGTAGTCAGCAAAATCGATATACGCAAGCATTAGTTTCCTACACAGACACCAATAACCACAGTAATGATGCGATTGAGGCTGTGGCCGATATTAAACTACAGCGTCGTTACGGAGTACGCAAAACTGAAATATCAGCGATAGGTTGCACTCGACAGACGGAGGCTAACCGTAGAGGTCGCTGGGCGTTACTCACCAATGCTAACGACAGAGTTATTAGTTTTGCGACAGGATTAGAGGGGGCAATACCTTCTCCTGGTCATATCATTGCTGTTGCCGATTCTACATTGGCTGGAAGAGATAATGGTGGACGTATATCGCGTGTAGAAGGCAGAAAAATAACACTTGATCGCAGAGCCAATATTAAAGCTGGTGATAGGTTGATTGTTAATCTGCCAAACGGGCGCTCAGAGGGAAGAACCGTATCACTGGTTGCTGATAATATCATTACAATTTCAACGGAGTACTCACAGGAACCAGAGAAAAACGCAGTTTGGACAGTTGATGCTGATGATTTAACATTACAACTTTATCGGGTCGTTAATATTACTGATAATGGCGATAATACATACACTATTACTGGCGCAATCCATAACCCAAGCAATTACGATCACATTGACTCTGGCGCAAGAATAGGTGAGCGTCCAATCACCATTGTTCCACCGAGTGTGCAAGCACCACCTAAAAACATTCGTATATCATCCTATTCTCAGGTTAATCAAGGTATTTCATTTATTACTCTGCGTGTTGATTGGGATGCAGTTGATAATGCCATTACCTATGAGGCTCAATGGCGGAGAGATAATAATAACTGGGTATCAATGCCAAGAACATCAACATGTGGGTTTGAAGTTGATGGCATTTATGCTGGTCGTTATCAGGTGAGAGTTCGTGCGATAAATGCGTCTGAAATATCCAGTGTATGGACTAATGCGCCAGAAACAACACTGACAGGAAAAGTAGGGAGCCCGCCTAAACCTGTAAACTTTAGAGCTTCACCGCTCGTATTTGGCATTAAGTTAGGCTGGGAATTTGGTGAAAACACCAGTGATACGTTAAAAACGGAAATTCAGTACAGCAAAACCAATAATGGTGAAGGTCTGATGCTGTTATCTGATGTTCCTTATCCCTCAAAAAACTATGAAATGGCAGGGTTATCAGCAGGTTTAACGTTTTATTTTAGAGCAAGACTGGTAGATAAAATAGGTAATCATTCCGAATGGACTGAGTTTATTCTGGGAGAATCTGAGTTTGATGCTAGTATTATTCTTGATGAATTAGCGGGGCAAATCAGCCGAGACCAACTCGCACAAGACTTATTGGGTGAAATTAACAGTAAAGCTAACCAAATCGATATTACTGAATTACATGAGTTGATGAGGATAAATCATGACAAGATTTTATCTGAGTTGATGAGGCATGGAGCAACGATTGAAGAAAGTGAAAAAAAATGGGAGGAGGCAGGAAAATTACTGGCTGAGCGGATAAATCAAGTTTCAACGGCAACAGAAGCACAGGCAGCCGCAATTAAACAAGAGCAACAAGCACGTATTGAGACTGATAAAACCGAAGCACAACAACGCCAATTCTTAGCCACTCAACTTCGTGGTGATTATACCGGTAATGATTTATCGAAAGTCACCGCAGGACTCATTTCCGCAGAGAAACAAGCACGTGTTACAGGCGACCAAGCAGAAGCGAAAGCCCGACAATCACTGGAAACACGGATGAATGGGAATGTTTCCGCGATTAATAAATCATTAGAAACCCTCACCTCGAAACAGCAAGCACAAACGCAAGAGATTTCAACGCTCAATTCAAATCTTAAGGGGAAAGCTGATAGCAGTGTGGTGAATGCGTTAAATACGCGAGTATCTAATATTGATGGCAAAGTGACGTCTGCAACCTCTCAGGTACAAACGTTATCCAGCAAATTAGATACAGTGAAAGCCGATTTAACGGAGTCTGTGGTGGTGGATTTAGATTTATCTAAACTCAATGAAAACACCTATTATCCGATTATTTTGCCATTAGTAACTTCTCGACGTTATGCCTTTAAGGTTTTTAGGACATTAGGGCAATATAGAGACAATAAACCGAGCTATGCGACTCACAATACCAAAGGTTTTGCCATGATTGTGGAATGGCAAGTGAGTGGTTCTGGATGGGGAACCCAGTCTGAAAACCGCATCATTGATAATTTTGATTGGCGATGGACAAATCAATCCCCTGTGATGGGGCCAGCTCAATTAACGAATGGTTCTGTGGAATATATCTATTTGCGAGGAGGGGCTAAATATCAGCTCACTAAGCATAAAAGTGTTAACCATCAAATTATCACCCGCACTTATACCAATAACAAACAATCGGTGGCACCAAAAGGATTTGTGGCGAATGAAGTACCTAAGTCCAGCGAACAGAAAGCCAATGCAACGGCGAATGCGGTAAACCAACTTGAAACTAAGGTGACTGAGGTCTCAGGTAAAGTGACCTCTACCGCCCAGCAAGTCACTCGCCTTGAAAGCCAAGTGGGTACAAGTTCAGCCAAAATCGAACAAACGTCGAAAGTGGTCACCGACATAAATGGCAAAATTTCCGCATCATGGACAATGAAAGTTCAGCAAGATAGCAAAGGGAATAAAGTCATTACGGGCATTGGCTTAGGGTTTAATGCACAAGGAAATAGCCAATTTCTGGTCAATGCCCAAAACTTTGCAGTGATATCGTCATTAAATGGCAAAGTGGTGACACCGTTTATCGTGAAGAATGGACAGGTGGTTGTTAATGAAGCTTTTATTGGTGATGCAACTATTACCAGTGCAAAAATAGCTAATGTATTGCAATCAACCAATTTCAGCCATGCAAACAAGGTGGGCTATCAACTTAATATGCGCACTGGTGAAGAAATTAAATATGGGAATAACGCTCAGGGGTACTGGATTGAAACAAACATATTAAAACGTTTGTTTGATAAAAAAGGCACAATGCGTATCAGAATGGGGATATGGTAATGGGCATGGGTTTAGAAATATATGATGAGAAAGGGCGACTCATTATTGGAGAAGACACTATTATACCGCGCCACTTGGGGCAATTTGACCTTCCTTTGTCCCAATATGGATCTCTTACTATTCCTGAGATTTCCTTAGGAGGTGAGGTTGTTTGCCATTTCTGGCTACGGTATCGCTCTCGATGGAGTGGTGAATTTCATGTAGATAAGCCTAATGAGAGAACAGAGTACTCCATATCTGGGAACACGTTAAATTACCGCGTTGATTACAATATCTATCGCTGGGAGAACAATGGCTCTGGTGGTGGGCAGACACAAGCGAATGACTCATTCTCAAGTCATGTTGTCGTATGGGTGGTGTGAAATGGTTGGTGTAGAAATTTACACAAATAATAGGCTGATACAATTAACCGATAAACTCGAAACAATATGTGTTTTGAGAAAAGCAACTCCTGATGAACTAACGTCATCATCAGGCCCTCATGATAGCTATCCGAGAATCTATGCGTTAAATAGCCAATGGATGGTTGCTCCGATTTCCAAGGTAAGCATACCTCAACACGGAGTTGGTCTTGAAGTTTATGATGAGCAAGGGAAAATGAAATTTTCATCTCTTGCTAAGTTGGTCTGCTTTGAGAAATATTATGATGTCAATACGGGGAGCGCTGGCAAAGGCTCATTAAGAATCGCAGGCAAAAGTGGTCATCGGTATGGCATGATTAAGACTCGCTCTATGGGGTATTTTCATAATACAAACATACGAAGCTACATAGACCCTGACACGTGGGATGAAGTTTGGACATTCAAAAGATATAGCGAGCGTTATGTCTTGGTTGATGATGTGGGAGGGTTAACATTTGAGTATCGATACGAGTTCTTAGGAGAAGAGGATGGCTGGATAAGTATGCCTCCGAGTCGAGAAGGTTCTGGATTAATGGAACAAGGGCTTATGATAGACGTTTCAATGTTAGAAGATTAAATACCGCACTAATGTGGTTTTTTTGTATCTAAATTTTAGGAAATAAATCATGATATACACAACAGGCACTGTTAGCACAGTGTCAGGGTCTGCTATTGTCTCTGGCACAGGTACCATTATTTTAATTAAAAATGGTAATGCTAATTTTATTTATATGGTGGACAGGGTTAATAGCGATACAGAATTAGTCATTTCACAACCGGCTACATTTACCGTAAAAAACACTAGTTACAGCATTAATCTCACTGAGCCGAACTCATACAGCGACGCTAATAATCGTATGACCGCTATTGCATCAGATATTACGTAGTTCTTAAACGAGCAACGAGTTACGCTCGATGGTGTTAAAAAAGTGCTGGGGGATATTAGTAAAAAGTTAGATAAAAGTAGTGTGGACCTTTCAGGGATTTCGAAGTGCGATTACACGTAATACACAAATGGCTTATTGTGTGTTTCGACAAAAAATCCACCTTAAAGGCGGGCGCTATTGGTCTTTGCCGACAATATTATCGCATTTAGATAAGTGTGTTGTGTTTTATCATACCACCAACTCTCAAGCGGAAGTGAGCTATTTAGCGCATAAAAAGCAATTATACAGCTCAGCCCAAACAGACATTTATGTGTGTGTATTCGTTTCAGGAATGGTTTTGACCCCGAAGAAACGTTGGGGGGTTATCACTGTACAGTGAAGATGGAGCACGGGTCTTTAATACGGACTATTTGCCTTTTACCCGAGGAAAATCAATGGCATTGTTATTACGGGAGGGGAGTGTAGAGACTCCATATAGCTTGCCTTTAGTCTGTGCAACCAGTCAGTTTGTGAATGCGTCTTATCAGGATGACCCTATTGATTGGGCCAAGTGCAATACGGGGATACGTTTTCGGGGGAAAACAGATTTTTGTGAGCGAATGGATACGTGATGTTCATCGGCAACATCATGTAGAGCAACGTATTCCCTTTTATATCCTTAATGGTTCACATTATTTTTAATAAAATAAATACCTGTCTATATTTATGTGGGATACATGTCGCTTTTCTTTATTGGCATAATGCTTTCTGCTGATAATGATTGTTTTGCTTTAATCATTTCTTTTTCATTTGAAAATTTATAATTAGGCAATAGTTCTTTAGGTTTGACACCTAAAATAAACGCGATAGAGAATAAATGTTCTACTGTTATTTTGGTATATCCATTCTCTATACGTGAATAGTGCTGTTGACTTATTTCCAATGAATGGGCTATTTCCCTCCCTGTCATCCCTAATTCTTTTCTTTTTTGCTTTATTCTATAAGCAATAATGGAATTAATTGTACTCATGAACTTCATTCTCCAACAATAAACAGATTTTTAAGTTTAACAGAGTAAAAAGCATTTGTTATAAAAGCATTTTACTCTACTTATAAAACTCAATTAATTTTTATTGATATGAAAAAGTAATCGTTGCTACTGCTTTTACACTTCCTGGCGTAATAGTATTTTCTGTTTTTATATAATTAGCTTTTAATTTTATACGTGGATTTATCTCTCCTCTATAATTTGAAAAATGCCATTGATTTTGATTTCCTTTGTTAGGAGTGTCTGAACCATAACTAATCGCAGTTACTTCATTATTTTTATATAATCTTAGCCCAACGCCTTTTGCCGTAGAATCCGTTGCTAATGTTAATATATCAGAACGATTCCCATGTTGGGTCGCATCATTTAATGTAGCATAAACATCAATACCGTCTTGGCATTGAAGTTGTATATTAACTTCCCCTCCTTGCACTTCTTTATACAAAGACGTGAACTGGGATTGATAGACAGTATTTAATGGAACAACATAATTCTTTTGATTCATCGAGCATGTTTGGCTTTGCACTTGGATGCGCCCTCCATTTAACATAACAGGAGCTGTTAATCTTTTATTATTCAAACTTGCCCGATTAGATTCCAATAAAATATGGCCCAGTTGTTTGGTTGGTATCGTTACATACCCATTAGGTAATCGTCCTGTTGCGACAAAAGCAACATATAAACGAGCACCAAAACTTCCAGTTGCACCATTATAAGCATTTGGATTTGTATTGGCGGCAACAGGATCAATATATATACTTGAGCTGTTTATGGGAACCAATGGCGTTGCAGGCCAATAGCCCGCCATACCAATAATAATACCTAGCCCTGGAACTCCAGTATCAAATATATCGAAATCGGAAGATTGAGTGTTATTTCCTTGGCGAAAGTTATATGTGATTTTGCCTATTTTAGGTAATGTAGGAGTAAATTTTCCACGCATTAATGCTATTAAACTACCGCCGTTAAATATATATCGATTACTTGTTCCGGTGAGTTCCCCTATCACTCGTGGGTAAGTATGGGCATCAGCAGGACCAATAACAACAACAGGGAGGGTAGATGTGTTGATTGTTATTGGAGACGGTACGTAGTCATCTGCACCAGCAACAGCCAGACTAGGGAATAGATTTAAAAGAAATAATATAACAAATATTCTTTTCATGTTTTGTTC